GGGTCTTTTCTGAATCAATAATTACACCATCTAAATCAAATATGAATACTTTATTATTTAAAATGTTAATCATTCTATACAATAATCAATAATTTATAACTTGTTTTTTAACATATAGTTTTTAACACATAAAAATAATGGCGTTGGTAAATTATGAATATCTGCCCACATCCATTCAAAACATTTGTTTGGTTCTTTCATTTCTGCGTAAATCACTTCATTTATCAAATATTTCTGATAAATTGTAATGTAATGTTTGCTATCACTAATAAATATGTCATTTGTATATCCCATATCAATTGGCGTTAAATCGTGTATATCAATTCCAGTCTCTTCTAATAATTCTCGTTTGCCACATTCATCTGGGGTTTCATTCATTTCTAAATGACCGCCTGGAAATGACCATTCACCATTCCCGTGAGAACCTTTTCGTTTTCCTAATAATATCTTGTCATTGCACTGTAAAATAACTAAAACCCCTGCTCCCGGTCGGTTCATTATTACAATAATGTATAATATTATCTATATTAGTTATCAAAACATATATAAAAATACGTTACCTTACATTATATTATATTATGTCCAAGCTAGCATTTATCACCGGCGTTACTGGGCAAGATGGATCTTATTTGGCTGAATTATTACTAGAAAAGGGATATAAGGTATTTGGAATTGTTCGCAGAACGTCGTTATTGTTTTCTCATACACGCATTGATAATATTCGTGATAAAATACACTTAGAATATGGAGATATGAGTGACGGTTCATCATTAACCAGTTATATTACAAAAATTATTAATACAAATGAAGGGTTTAGTGTATTTGAAATTTATAATTTGGCAGCACAAAGCCACGTTCAGATTTCATTTGAGATTCCGGAATATACATCTATAATTGATGGTATTGGTACATTGAAATTGTTAGAAGCGATTCGTACGTTTCAACCAAATATCATTGAGAGAATTCGGTTTTACCAAGCCGGTACTAGCGAAATGTATGGAAAGGTATTGGAAACGCCACAAACTGAGACAACCCCGTTTAATCCTCAGTCTCCGTATGCGTGTGCAAAAGTATACAGTCATTATTTAGTAAAGAATTATCGAGACGCTTATGGTATATTTGCGTGCAACGGAATATTATTTAACCACGAATCGCCACGTCGTGGAGCAAATTTTGTCACTATGAAAATCGTAAATGGTGTAAAGACGATTATGTCAGGCAATGAACCGGATTATGTACTGAAACTAGGCAATATAGATAGCATGCGTGATTGGGGACACTCGAAGGATTACGTTTATGGTATGTGGTTGATGTTACAACAATCACGTCCAGAAGATTATGTATTAGCAACGGGCGAAACATATAGCGTACGAGATTTTATAGTAAGATGTTTTGCACGTGTCGGCAAAACTCTTAGATGGGAGATGTCTGGATTAGATGAAAGGGCGGTTGATATGGAAACCGGAAAAGTATTAGTGAAGATTGATGAAAAATACTTTCGTCCGTGTGAAGTCGATTTTTTATTAGGTGATTCTACAAAAGCCTCTACTGAATTGGGATGGTGCAGACAATATTCATTAGATGGACTGATTGACGATATGATGAAATCATAGTGATATTTTACAAACTATGTATTTTTTTATATATTCATACTCTATACGTATTTTAGCATAAATGAATTACCAAATGAATAACGAGATTTATGGCGCACATCAGGGTGTCCAATATGGACAAAATGATCGTGTAGATGAATTAAATGAACGTATAAATCAACGGTTTGTGCCGGATAGTCCGCTTGAACCCAATTTTGACCCTCGATCAGTTTCTACCAAATATGCACACTTTCCGATTATAAATCGTAGAAAAATGGTGAATGAGCCTAGCATACCGTATCCCACCCACAATCAACACATTAATTTCACACCGATTACTAGTCGCGGACCTTCATCCGGTTATAGAAAAAACGTCGATGTTGAAAATGGATTACGCAACCAGGAGTATGCACTGCAACACGGTGCAGAACAAAACGTATATGTTCCTTCCTCAAATAGCGATTTGTATAGACCAACGATTGTATCCCAGCCATCTCAACAACCCTATCCACATCTCTTTGAGCAACCACAATTTAGTTCAATGCCTCATCCTAACGTAGAAAATAGCGTTATTGGTAGGGATCAGTTCTTTAATCATACTCGAACTCAATTGCGAAATGCAGTTTAGTGATATGTAAACGACATAAAAATATATATTTTATTATATAATACTCACATATATGATAAAATATCTCAGTTCGCTTCTATCGTCAAATAATTCAAATAATGTCTTGTTCAGGTACCTGCTTACATTTGCAGTCGTATATAGCGCAATTAAACTATCTAAGTCGAATAATGCAATGTATGCACAAGCCGAAGGATTCTATCAGAAAGAACAATTTGTATTGAAACGAAATGATGACGTGTATGACGAGTTTTATGCAGAAATATATGATAATGTGCACGACACTAAGAAACGTTCTCAATGGGAATTGCTGAAATTATTGAAATATACTCAACTAGACACTCGCAATAGTGTTATATTAGACGTTGGTAGTGGTACGGGCTACACATTAAATGAACTAACCACCGCTGGTTATAACGCATACGGTATTGATAAATCAAAAGATATGGTCAAATATTCCGAAACAACTTATCCAAATATTGAGGTTCTATGTGGAAATGTAGAAGATGCAATGACATATGAACGTTCTACGTTTACACACATATTATGTACAAATTTTACAATCTATCAAATGAAAAACAAAGAATTATTTTTCACAAATTGTTATAATTGGATGAAACCGAACGGGTATTTAGTGTTACATTTAGTTGATAGGAAGCGATTTAATGCAACAAAACGCAAATTCGGCGATGAAATTGAATGGAAACCATTGTATGATACTCAAAAACCACGCATTACCAAGGTCGTGACCGATTATGATGATTTTAAATATACTGCTGGATACAATTTTCCCGTTAATTTAGAAGAAACCAATATCGTTACAAAAACGGAAACCTTTAAAGATAAAGAGACCGCTCATATACGACAAAACGAACAAGTTTTATATATGGAGGACATTCGACCTATCTTAAATATTGCGAATTCGTGTGGTTTCATATTTCACGCCAAAGTTGATATGCAAGATTGTATTGGCGATGACAATCAGTATATTTACATCTTAGAGAGACCCCATTGAAGAGTTGTTTATGTTCATTCGTTCGACGTAATGTAATAATAGTATACAATTATATTATACATGACAAAAATTTGTTTTATTACAGCCATTTATGGAGATTATGAACTTTCTTGTAAAAAGTTTGCCAAACAATCTATTGATACAGATTATATTTGTTTTACAGATAACAAAGATATAATTAGCAATGGATGGATAATTGATACAACTCCATATCATTTGATAAATAAAAGCAACTTAGACAATGACACATATATAAATTCATTATGCAACAATAAACATACTTTTAATATTGCCAAATATTATAAGCAATCGTTTAGTATAATACCTATATTGGAAAAATATGACGTGGTTGTATGGTTAGATGGAACTATTGAAATCATATATGATAAAACAAGTGAATATATATTGAATAATATTTATAAAGACAAAATTATTGGTTGGCACCACGAACGAAGATATGGAATTTTGAGAAATGAAGTGATTGATTCTAATTTTGAAAGATATACAAGTATATATTGGAATAATCAATCTCAACCATATCAAGACGTTAATGCCCAATATAATACTTATATTGAGGATGGTTATAATGATTTATTTTTCAAAAATCTCAACTCCCATACACCACATATGGGTGTATGGATTACTTGTTTTGTTGCATTCTTACATAAAGATAAATATATAAAAACATTTTTAGATTTATGGTATTTACAAACCTTAAAATACACAACACAAGACCAGATCGGTTTCCCTTATGTGTGTCAAAAAACAAATATAATACCACACACTTTGCCAGATAATGAAATATATGGCGATAATCCTAATTCAAACACAATGTTTTACATAAAACATAATCATGGAAAATAATATATATATTTTACAAAAACGAAATATACATAATTTATCAGTAACTAGTAAATGACACCGAACGAGATCATTACTATATGCGCATTTAGTGCATTGGCGTGTATGTGCATATCCCCGTGTTATTTTTATTGTCGTAATTACCGAAATCGGGCAAGCAGTACAAATGCTACGCAAAATCCAATTTATCAAGAACCAACCAATACATCTTATGAAATATAATAATAAAACCATCAATATTATAATTCCTGATCAATTGATCTAACAACATCTGGTGCAATTTTTGGTTTTTTACAATATACATACCCAATGATCGCAAAAATGAATATAATGGAGCAGCCAAATGCAATATATACATTTTCTAAGCGAACAAGACAACAGTCCGCACGGTTTGCCGAACAACAAACATCGTTGCCTTGTCCGTCTGCACAATATAATTCAGATTTTACAGATTCGTACCAATAACATTTTTTATTAGTATGATCTTTGTTATTACAACCATTATTATTACACAATGCATTTTCGTAAGATAATGTTGGTTGAATTGTGGGGGATGTGAGGGAATTTGAATTTACTATACAATCATATATATTATATGCACAACAATCCATCTTACCATCTGTACGTGTACACGTATTAGAGATATTACATATATAATGTTGTCCGCTTATTTGAAAATCACATATTATGTTATATAACTGGTTCTCCACTGGACAATTATTTAGGTCTAAACACGATGTAACATACATGTTGTTTGTATAATATTTTATTTTTGTTTGTATGCTATCTTAGAACAAAGACATTTCAATTTTATGTTTGTTCTCTATATTTACATACTTTGCAGACAAACCAAACAAAATATTTACCCGAATATATTAGAGTTACATATGCTTCAATATATTCTTGCTACAACCTTTTTCTTTTGGTTGGTTCTCTTCTTTTATATAAAAATCAAATATCCGTTTTGGAATACCCAGCCGGTATTTCATACATATGATTATTGGCGGTATTTTTATTGGACACCATTTATTATATACCGATTTCGTCCAATTAAAACCAAGTTTTGTGATTTTACCAGTGTAGTTACAAAAAACTTGGTTGATTGCAGCAATGACGATATCACGAATATAACAAATCTATTACAGTGTTATTATGTTCCATCTGACCGCATACTTCACACAATTAGCGAACAAAATATTAAAACAATATTATCTGGTATTGGAGAACCTAGCTATATATCAATTTATTATGAAAAAATGTTACATAAACCGACAAATACAGATGTTCTCACTACTATCACAAAACCAGTTGGATGTATTACATCTCGTGCGTTTAAGATGCATTACCGCCCGACATTAAAAGAAAATATGTATTCTGAATTGCCGTTATATTTTGTTGATTATTTATGTGTTCATCGAGAACAAGACACACGTAAAATTACCCGAAATTTGTATCAAACTCACCAATACAATCAACAAGTATTGAACCCAAATATTTCAGTGTCATTATTAAAGAAAGAAATTGACTTGATTGATGGTGTCGTTCCATTCATACGATATAATTCGGAAACATTCTATTTGCGAAAAAACAAATTACCCCCTTTGCCAAAAACATTTCGCGTGTTAGAAATGAATAACGAGAACATAGATATGCTAACCGACTTTTTAGATATACAGACACATCTCCGATTTGATAATCAACCGTGTTTGTTTGACATTTGCATCACGCAACACAGTGGATATTATTTATCGTTAATTAATGATAAACAACTACACATTTACTGTTTGAGAGGCGAAGGACAAATATATGGCTTATATTTCTTTAAAGATACCAAGACACAGTATGATGATATAGAAGGCAATACATTACAATGCATTGCAAGTGTAATGAATTCAGAATCCGACGAAATATTTTATTCGGGATTTTTACATAGCTTAGAGGCAATTAACAAGGCAGCCACATATAAAATGTTTATCATTGAAAGTATAGCTCATAACAAGATATTATTAAATAGATGGAGAACCAAGTACACACCTATTTTTACAAACGAAACCGCCTATTATTTATACAATTTTGTTTATCCGTGTTCTCCAATACCATCTGAAAAATGTTTATTAATAACGGTGTAGGTATATGGAAGTATTGATCATTTGTATTCTTGTATTACAGGTCTGTATTTTTCCAAAATACCATTTAAATCTTTAAACGGCGTTTTCTGTGCCAAATATGATAACATTAATTCAGTCGCTTCGTTTTTATCCGATTTACTCGATAACATATGCTGTGCAGAAAATCGATTTATCACTCCTGCTCTTATATTATTATACCCAAATAAAAAATCACATCCCCACATCCATTTGTTTTCTAATGTATAAATACTTAAAAAATGATCGAAATCGTATGGAGTTAACAGGAGCAAAAACACTTCTAAGCAATTATTAATAGTTATCCCGTTATAGTGGTTCATAAAGGCGTGAGTAGAATTAATGATTCGAGGCGATAAAACACCTATGTTTAACTCGTTTTTGATACGGATCATCTCATTTAAGTTAATATCAATGATTTTTACATCATCTAAGATAAACATTATATAATCATAGTTGTAAATAAGCTTGTTATATTCATTTGTTAAAAACAATTCTGTTAAAATACCCCGCTTTACATAGAAATAACAATTACATATGAAAGGCAATTGTAAAATGTTCTCTCTTAATTTGGTATAAATGCCAACATTTGTTTCATAACAGTTAATAATGACGTCGAAATGGAAATGATTATTATTATAAATATAATGTAAATTATCAAGGAGAATAGTTGTTTTTAATTCGAGGTCAGGGTTTCCGATGCACGCAACATAATATAAGAACTTCATTACGATACTATTTATTACACCGGAATTTTATATTATTTACACGGCAAATAACATAAAATATGATTCATATACAATATACAAAATGTTAAACATAGCGGTTGTATATACAGACAAGATTCCTTATTATGATGAACATTTACAAAGTATGGGTAATTCAGATATTATGCAACATAACGCGGATAGTTTTTTAGTATTAGGACAAGATTACAACGAGAACGTCGCCGATTTCATTAAAAGGAGTATTTATCGAAATACTTTCACAAAGGTGGTTTTGTTTGATGACAAACCGATATACAAATCCACATACAATGAAACAGACGAACGTAGCAAACAGTTATCTCAATATTATAAAACAAAATCGGTTGAATTAATAAGGAATACAAACACTCATTATGGGATCGTTATATATACACAGACAAATGTTCTCAACATTCCAAAACTAAACTGGTATGTACTGTATGAGGAAATATTAACATCCCAATCTCTATACACCAATCCAGACCGTACTTTTATTTGCGGGTCAATGAGTAATATGATGAATTATTTACAAAATCCAACCTCAATGCAATTTAAGGAACAAGTAATTGTATTAAATACAATAATGAAGACACCAGATATAGAAAAATACAATGTATTATTTGGGTTTCGTGGATTTGAAGAGACTTGCGATTCTGAACGATATACAAAACATCTAGAAGATGGAAGTAAAAATTATTCATTTGAAAATTTGGCGGCATATGATACAGTTTATTTCAGCAATTTAACACTTAGAAAAGTCTACAAACAATTACCAAAAATCATCAAAAAACCCTTTATTCTAGTAACGGGGGAAGGGGATTGTGAATGTCCGAACGAGCTATTTGAAACAAACGATGATTTCATTGAATTTATAAAATGGGATAAATTAACACATTGGTATTGTCAAAACTGTTTAGTTCAACATCCAAAAATAACACTGATACCATTAGGATTAGATTACCATACAATGATGTATTATTCTCATATACGAGGAGATAGAGGACCGAAAATGACACCAATCGAACAGGAAAGTCACATAATGGAACTACGTAAAACAATGAAACCATTTTGGGAAAGGATCCCCGCTTGTTATGGCAATTTTCAATTTCTTACAAAAACCAAATATGGCGGCGATAGAATAGACGCCATAAATAAGATTCCATCCAGCGCAATTTATTATGATTGTAAGCATCAACGCAAACAAACATTTATAAATCAGACGGCGTTTGCATTTGTAATATCACCATTTGGTCAAGACTATGAATGTATCAGAACCTGGGAAGCATTCTGTCTAGGATGTATACCAATTATGAAAAGCAGTCCATTGGATAGTTTATATCAGGGATTGCCTGTAGTAATTGTTAAAGATTGGAAGGAGGTTACGCCCGAGT